CGGAGGCGGTCAGGGCGACCACGTCGGTGGAGCCAGCCTGCAGCGTCGCCAGTTCGGCGGAGACCGCGGTCAGCTGCAGGTTCGCGGCATCGAGCGCCGCTTGCAGCGGAGCAGCTTGAGCCTTGAGCGTGGCGGCATCGGTGATTGACGCGGTGTAAGCCGCCAGCATTTCAGGGGTCACGGAGGTGTCCTTCGGGGTGGGAACAGGGGTAGGGACGATCTCGACACCCAGCTGGATGCCGTTGGTGGCCGAGGCGGCCATGCGGAGGGGTTCGGAGCGCTGGAACACGGAGTCCGAGGCGCCGACGATCCGAGCGCCCTTCACGGCGCCGCAGCCGACCAGGGACAGTTCGAAGAACAGGTCGGCGCTGTTGACGAAGACGTGGGTGTCGTCCTCGCCGACCGAGTGGCCGTTGCCACAGGTGGCCGAGTAGAAGTTGTCGTGCGTGGCCGCGGCGCTGAGGTAGTCCCAGCCACACTTCGAGCACGTCACCGACTTGGGCAGGATCCCGATCGAGACCTGGTCCAGGGTGCCGCTGTTGCACTTCGCCACGACGTCGGGGTGGACCGTGTTGTCCAGCGCGATGAGGGCGCGGAGTTCGGAGCCGCCGTTGGTGACCTTCCCGTGGAAGGCCCGGCCGAACGGCTGGGTCTCGGTGTTGTGCTGGACCTGGACCGGCACGCTCTCGCGACCCATCCAGGCGGCGAGGTCAGCATGCAGCGCGGCGGTGTTGACCGCGCCGGCGTAGATGCCCTTGGATTTCCTGAGCGGCAGGCTGTTCGAGGCGATGACCTCGAACACGGTCAGGGCGTCGAGGTTCGCGTCGGCGCCATAACTGGCCCGCAACGCGTTCAACACCTCTCCGGTTTTTTCGACCTGCTTCATACGGCAGGATAAGCGTCGAGTGGACTGTATAGATCAACTATATCTTTCCCGATAAAGAGTGGGAAAGTGATGATCTACTAGACTACTTGCCCTTTATGACGCCATTCGACTTCGCCGCCTTGCTTCCCGTGGGGGCCAGCGACCTTCCGAGGGGGTCTGAATTGGGCGTGACCTTGGTCTCGTCGACCGCGATCGGGGATTTATCCTGGAAGCCTGTGCCGCTCAACTGAGGCGCGGAGGCCGGAGCCGGCCGGCCGTACACCGTCATGTGGTACTGCTCGTCGGTGATCAGGCCCAGGCTCAGGTCGGTGAGCAGCCGGGCCGACCGGAGGGCCAGCATCGGTTCCAGCTCGGTCGAGGGCCGCATCTCGGCGGGAGCGAAGGTGCACTCGACGAAGCCGGGGATGCCGTAGACGTTCAGCAGGAAGGTGAAGGCCTGGTCGTAGAGCTGCTTCAGCGGCACGTTCAGCTGGTCGGCGCTGAGGCTGAAGATGCGGGCTTCGACCGTGGCGGTGTTCACACCCGACTCGCCGCGGCCGATGATCGTGGCCATGGTCTTCAGGCCGGCCTGGTTCTGGGCGTTGAAGGTCGCGATGATGCTGTCGATGTTGATCCCGGCGCCGGGGTTCTTGTCGTTCAGGATCTTGGCTTCGACGCTGTCGAAGTGGACGAAGGTGGAGTCCGACCGCAGGCTGCCCCAGTTGGCGGCGACCTCGGCCAGGCGTGCCGCGGCGAACAGCTGCAGCTCGGCCGGGTCTTGCTTGATGGACTCGGGCGCGTTGGCGATGACCACCTCTTCCAGGACCTTGACGTCGATCCGGGGGAAGCCCGTCAGCTGCATGATCCGGTACAGGTCGTTGATCACCTGCTGACGTGAGGCGATCGTGTTGATGGCCGAGACGAAGTCCGAGTTCGAGTAGATCGTCGTCGGATCCCGGCGATGGTAGGCGACGAAGAAGCTCGGGATGTCGAGGCTGACGCCGTCGCTCGAGCCGGCCACCTTCTGGGTCGGCTTGTAGACGCCGGACGTCTTCTCGTACCAGAGGACCGAGGCCATATCGATCTGCTGGAGCCGGGTCGGGACCAGTCGCTTGTCGAAGATCAGCTCACAGCCGACCGCGCCCCGGAGCATGAGCATGTAGCGGAAGTTCTGGCTGGTGGTGGCCAGGGCCTCCTGGAAGGTGAAGCCCTGCGTGTAGTCGGTGGTGCGCCACAGGGCGCGCATGATCTTGGCGAGGGCTTCGCCGGCCGCCGTGTCGATCTGGCCGTCCAGGCCATAGACCAGCATGGTCAGGGGCGTGTCGGCCATGGTCAGGTAGGCGCCGACGGTCGCCGAGACGTCCGGGTCGGTCTTGAACAGCTCCTTCAGCAGGGTCTGGGAGTTGTTCGAGATCCGCTGGTCGTAGAGCGTGTTCAGATGCTCCCGATAGGTCGGGAGCGTCAGCTGGTTCTGCGGGGCCTGGGGCTGGAAGCTGCCAGTGATCGAGACTGGGCCCTTGGGGGCCTTCTTCGGGGTCAGGGCGGCGAAGATCGAGTCGATCATGTTGGGGTTGGCGACGGCCATCAGGCGATCCTTCGTTGTTTCATGTGGGGATCCCCGAGTGTGGGCGTCCGATGGGAGGGGACGCTGACCATTCCCATCAGCGTGCGCTTGACGTCAGTGCGGGTCATGATGATGACCTGGCGGATCTTGATGCCGGCGCGCATGAGCACGAGGCTGTGCAGAAAGTGGTCCTTGCCCGTCAGCTTTTCCCAGACGGCCGGCTTGTCATCGACTTCGACCCGCACCTGGTCGCACAGGTGCTCGATGACGACCGGGCCGAGGCTGCCGTAGCCAGTCAGGCGGATCGGATCGATCCCGTTGATGCTGCGAATGAAGGTGTCGATCGCCGAGGTGCGGTTGATCTGCGCGTAGGCGACGTTGCCGTACTCGTCCTCGACGATGCGGACCTGGGAGGGGCCGGAGTACTGGACCGCCATGATCTCGTGGCGCGAGGCCTCCGAGATCGCCATGGCGGTCGGCGTGTACGGGAGGCGGTCAACCCCACCGCACACGACGTTGTACTGCCGGCGCAGCTCCTTGATCCGGTCCTCTATCTGCTCGGAAGGGACCTGCTCGAACAGAAAGGGGTGGGCGCGTTCGCCCTCAATGACCCCCAGGGTGAGATGGCACGTCTTGCCCATGTCGCAGCCCAGAGCGACAGGGACAGTGCTGCCCACGTCAGGCGTCGAGGCGCCAAACATTGCCTTGCGAACCACATCTGGCTCGAGCTTGGAATTTCCATCCGCGTATGGCTCTCCGATGACGGTGTTGTGGAAGACCTTCGGCGTGTCATCGACCTTGGACTTGAGCAGCTGCTTGATGACGTAGGCCGGCGAGATCCGGATGGTGCTGAAGGGGCGGATCCGGTAGCCGTGCGGCCCCCGGGCGGGGTAGGCCGCGACCCACTCACGGATCGACGGGTCACCCAGGTTCAGGGGCTTGTGGCACCGCTCGCAGACGAGGTGTGCGCCCTTGCGCTGCTCCTCGTTGAGCGTGTCGGCCTCCAGGGCCATCAGGTCGGCGCCGTCCCAGCCGGGGATGCGGATGAAGCTCGTCGTGAAGCGGGGCACCTGCCAGTGGCCGCAGCTCGGGGCGGAGCAGCGGATCATGTACTCGCGCTGGTCCGAGGCCGCGTACGAACTGTCGATGCCGTAGCCGGGGAGGGTGGGGGTCGAGAACTTCTGGGTGATCCCGAAGTCCGAGTTCTGCAGGCGTGAGCCGTAGAGCGAGATCAGGGCCGGGTCGGACAGGTCGAGCTCGTCGTGGAACAGGATGTCGGCCGGCGTGGAGGTGGCGGCCCCCTCGGTCATGCCGTTGATGTGGGCCCAGGAGCCGTTGATCTCGTAGAGGTCCATGGCCCGGGTGGGGCTCTCGTCGAACCCGCCGGCGTTGAACGCCTTCTCACTCGTGACCAGCGGACGGATCCGGGTCTTCGAGTTCTTCTTGAACATCACCTCGTTCGGGAACGTCAGGATGCCGGTGGCGCCGCGGTTCCGGGCCAGGAAGGCCAGGAACTTGCGGACCTGGACCTCGGTGTTGTGCGTGGGGATCATCCCCTCGCCCGCGAGGAACAGGTGGTTGGGGGAGTCCACCGAGATGCACCTCACGGGGATCGGCGGTACCGCCTCGATGTTCACGATGCGCCGGCGGAGGGCCTCAGTCGGTCGGCCCTGTGCCTTGGCGCCGAGGCGCTCTCGCTTACGCGGCAGGAGGAACGGGGCCTCTTCGGCGTATGCGACGAAGGAAACCTCAGCGCAGTCGAGTTTACTTTGAACACGATCCCCGGGCTTCGAGGTGGGCTTTCTCCACCTCACGCGAGCTTTCCAGCCCATCGAATGGATCAGGTCCACTGCGCCCCGTACCAGCCGGGGGTTGGTGTTGTAGAATGAAGCGCGACCCTGTTTGGATATGGTGCCGTCGGTGTCCATGAGCCCTGCGAGCAGGTCCAAGCGCTGGCTGCGGGAAGCCCGGAGATACTCCTCGGGGATGAACTTGACCTGGGCGAGGAGGCCCAAGCGCTTCAGTCGACGGGACAGGGTGTCGTACGAAGTGGAGGGTTCGCGGTCTTCACGACCGCGGTTCTGACGGGCGCACCGCTTGCACGAGTTCTGGCTCGTCGTCCCCTCGACACCCTTGTCGTGCCCCCGAGGGCAGATCGCACGGTCGCGGGGTAGATTGAACCCCAGCTGAATGGTGTCGTCCTTGACGGAAGACAGACGAGGTTCGACGCCCCGGCGTCCCAGCTCAGTAGCGTAGAAGCCCACGTCGTTGACGTGGGCCGTTAGCACTGCAGCGTGGGTGTTGCCGTCGCCCAACCAGAGGCCCAGCAGGTAGGGGTCCACGGACAGTGCCCGCTCGGGAAGATCGAGAGGTTGGGTCGTGGGAATGGCATAGACGTTGCGGTTACCGCGTTGGAAGGTCTTGGCGAGGAAGGCTGTCCGCAGCACGCCCTCCTTGGAAAAGTCTCGAGGGGCTCGCCCTGGCAGGCGGTGGACAACCTCACCCTTGAACGGGCTCAGGGCCTCGACGTACCAGCGGTGGTTCTCGTCCGCGACGATCTGCTCTCCGGTGTCGAAGGTGATCCGGTAGCAGGGGTGGTCGGTGAACACCGGCGAGACGTAGGTGACGTTGGTGGGCGCGCCCTTCTCGTCGAAGATGACGTCGCCCTCTTGCAGCTCTCCCATCGTTGACCAGCCGTCGGGGGTGGCCACCGGCGTGTTGACGTCGAGGGCCATGCCGACCTGACTTGGTTTGATGACCGTCAGGTCCTCAGCCATGTCGTCGAGCACGCCGCGCTGGAACTCGTACTGGTCCAGGCTGAACCGCTTCCCACGCAGGTGGGTGTTGGCCATGCACCACTCAGTCATGGACATACCGGCGCCGTCCACCGGGTAGCGGGCGCTCAGATCCTCATGAAATTGGGCTAGATGTGGGTTGACCGCCATTGGCGCCACGAAGAACAGTTCGGTGTCAACAATACAAGAGGAAGTACTTTCTCTTATCCACTGGGCTAAATTTTTGTTTTCGGAAGTGTACTACACTAGACAAATCCAAGCGGCACCCGGGATTGCGTCGATCAATACTATGCGATCTAAGCAGCCTCATGAGCACACCGAAACCCAGCTACCCACCCTGCACCGACAGCGACGTCCTCGTTTTCCGTGCCCTCGAGCTGCAGCTCGTCGCGCACCCGGACCTTCTGGACCGCGCCGACTGCCCCTACTCACCGGACATCAAGGCCGTCCTGCGCCGCGCCCTTTCGAGGAGCACGTCAAGTGGTGCTGTGACTGAGCGGCTCGAAGCCGTCGCCGAGCTTGGTCACGACGACATCCTGGCCGAGATCACCCAGCTCTATCAGGAGCTCCGCCGGGACTCGGTGAACTCGATCACGTCCGACCCCAAGGAGAAGGCGGCGCTCTCCAAGACCTACGCCGACCTTCTGACCCGGATGGTCACCCTCAAGGAGCGGGGCCTGGGCGTCCGTGACGTCGCCAAGTTCCAGTCTGCGGTCATGTCTTTCCTCGAACAGATCTGCACGCCCGCCCAACGCACTGACTTCGTTCAGATCCTCGGAAAGTACATCGCCAATGTTTAGTTCTCTCGCGCCGGCCTACTGGGCCGCTGGCCTCCCCGCCATCCCGCTTCGCCACAAGATGAAGATGCCGGCCATCGCGCGCTGGTCCGAGTACGCCAACGAGATGCCGTCGGAGGAGCTCCGCGCCGAGTGGCTGCACGCCTACACGGACGGCAACATCGGCCTGCCCCTCGGCCCCTGCAGCAACATGCTCGCCCTCGACCTGGACAGCGACGATCCTCGGGTCCTGAAGGTCCTGATGGACATCATGCCGCACTCGCCCTGGGTCCGCCGGGGTAAGAAGGGCGCCGTCTACATGTTCCGGTACAACGGTGAGCGCACCACCCGGATCAAGGACAAGGACGGCAACACCCTCATGGAGATGCTGGCGCGGGGCGCCCAGGTGGTCCTGCCGCCGTCCATCCACCCCGACACCCAGCGACCCTACGAGGCCAACTGCGAGCTGCTGTCGGTGCTCGACCAGCTGGTCCCGCTGCCGCGGGAGTTCGACACCATGCTCCGCAAGGGCCTGATCGCTGCCGGGTTTGAACTGTCGTCGGCCGGCGCCAACAAGGTCAGTGAGTGGGTTCCGTCCGGCGGGCGTGACTCGGCCCTGACGTCTATGGCCGGGCTGCTCGCCCGGGCTGTCGTCAAGGGTGAGCGCACGCTGCTCGAGGCGATCGGCGAGATCGAAGCCTGGGTCGCCACCTACACCGAGAAGGTGGTTGGTGACGCGCTGGACCCGAACAAGGGTCGGACGCTGATCCTGAACTTCATCCGTCGCGACATCCTCGAGCAAGCCCGATCGCTGCCGATCCACTGGGACGCCGGCATGAGCGACGCCGAGAAGGTCGAGATGAAGACCTACTTCGGCGATGACATGGAGGAGTGGTCCACCGATCGGATCCTCAACCACCTGACCGAGAAGTTCACCGAAATCCCTCGGACCAACACGACGGCCAGGACGGAAGTCATTGAGGGTGTGCTGGTCCGCCTGGCCAAGTCGCAGTCGCTGACCCACCTCGACGAAGACGTCATCCTGCAGTTCATCCATGGGGCCAACGGTCGGATGGTGACGATCGCCTCGATGCGGAAGCGGGTCAAGGAACTGCAGGCGAGTGGCATCGCCGGCACCGACCACACCGAGATCGCCATTCACCTGATCAAGGAAATGGAACGGTACGGAGAGGTCAGGATCCATGATGGTGCGTTCTTCCAATGGGGTGGCAGCCACTGGAGCAAGCTCGAGGACTCCAAGGTCCTTGGGATCATCGCGTCCGAGTTTGGCCAGCTGGCCGCGGCCCGGAAGCACAACGACCACAAGGGCATCCTCGCCACGGCGCGAAACCAGGTGGCGCAAGGTCTGGCCGATACGAACGAGAGGGGGATCAACTTCGCCAACGGGTTCCTCAATGAGGACCTGGTCCTGAGCCCGCACGACCCGAAGTACGGCTGCACCTACTGCATGCCGTACCGCTACATGCCTGAGGGCGATGCCCCGCAGCGGTTCCTGGGGCTGCTGGATAACTGCTGGGGGTCGACCCCGGACTACATGGACCGAGTGCAGGCTTTGCGCGAGGCCATCGCGGTCACGCTGTTCAAGAAGGCCACCGACATGCAGCGGGTGATCCTGCTCTACGGCCTGGCCGGCACGGGCAAGTCGGTGGTCAAGGACATCATCGTGGGGCTGGTTCCTGATGAAGTCTGCAGCATGGTGCCGCCTCAGGCCTGGGGTGACAAGTTCATGGCCACCGAGATGGCCGGCAAGATGATCAACATCTGCGGGGAGCTGTCGGAGTCCAATCGCATCGCCGGCGACCGCTTCAAGCTGATCGTCGAGGGCTCGGAGATGATGGGCCAGCACAAGGGCCAGCAGATCTTCAAGTTCAAGCCCGACTGCGCCCACTGGTTCGCGTCGAACCACCTTCCCAAGACCAGCGACACCTCCGAGGGCTTCAACCGACGCTGGCTCATGCTGAAGTTCAGCAAGGTGATCACCAGGGATGAGAAGATCCTGCGGATGGACAAGATCATCCTGGAGGAGGAGGCCGAGGCGATCGTGGCCTGGGCGGTGCCGGCCATTCGCGACCTGATACGGAATGCCGACTACACCCTGCCGACGTGCCACCACGAGTTGATGGAGGAAATGTCTTCGCTGAACAACAGCGTGCGTTTTTTTATTCAAGGCGGCGGGGTGGTGGTGCACCCGTCCGGGTCTCCTTCGAAAAGCACCTCCGAGCGGGACCTGTACTCCCGATACTATGGCTTCTGCAAACTCACGGCGCATGCCGTGCCTGTGCAGTTGAAGACGTTCCGACAGCTGATGACGGAGCTGCAGTCGGAATTCGGTTTCACCCTCGTGACCCAAGCCACCCCCTCGGGCGTGCTCGCTTCGTACGTGAACCTCACACTTGCGGAGCAGATGTAGATGACCTCGTCATCGACATGCAGGACCCATGGCTCCGTCAGCTCTACGCTTGGTGCTGGATCGTCTCTGAGGGAGATCATTGAGCTGACCGGCGTGAGCGCGATGGTCGCCGCGGACACCTACCGGGCGGTCCGGGTGGCTTCTGAGCGGAGCCACAAGACCCCCGAGGACGTCTGGCTCGAGTTCCGGGCCGGGCTCGAGCTGGGTCTGTCATGCAGCGCGGCTCTGGCCCGGGTAGGTGGCCTGTGATCCAGCTGCTGGAGAACTATTGGGTGCGGTCGGAGAACTGGGGGCCGCTGTCCTGGCTCCTGGACTACGGCATGTTCGACGACGAGCACCTGGAGGAGGCCGCCTTCGAGGCGACCGAGGACGCCGACTACGCCGCGCTGAGGATCCTCGTGGAGTTCTCCAGGCACGAGGAGGAGGTGCGGGGGCGGGCGATCGACCAGTACCGGCACTGGAAGTGGGGCTCATACCCTCCGCCGTTCATCGAAATTGAGTAGAAAAGAAGCCCGCCGAAGCAATTCGGCGGGCTTTTTTGTTATGATATCAGTAAAAACGCTCAGAATTTTCAAAAAAGAGAGAAACTACAGCGAAGCAACACCTGGGAGTGGGCAAGGGGGAAAGAGGTGTACCCCTTTGAAGTGAAGTGCTGTTTAGGCCTCTGGGGGTGCTATTGTTGTGTTGTTACCACCTAGTGCCCTTCCCGATCACGGCCCCGCGCCTCCCGCGCCCGCCGCGACCGACATGCGGCACAGGCTCTGAATACCCTAGCCGAAATCCGTCTATACTGGATTGGCTAGGGGGGCGGAGCTATGCCTACTCAAAACCTTGGTCAATCCTGACCGTTTATACTCAGTATAAAAAAGGAATTCTCTAAAATGTCTACCCTGACCGACGCCCCCGCCGCTTTCGTCGACGCCTACGCCTTCGCGACCATGCGCGCCATTAAGGGCGAAGACCGCGCCGCCCAATTGCTCGCCGGGCGTTCCGCGACCGTGCTTTCCCGGATGGTCGCCCTTGGCGTCGCCTTGTGCGCCGCCAAGCCCCAAACGTCCCGCAAGGCGATCAGCGCGGAATTCGGTCGCCTGATCCCCACTTCCAAGGGCGGCGCGGGAGGTTCCGCGACACATGCCGCCTACAAAGGCCGCGTGCTCGCCGCGCTGGATGAGGCGGGCGTCATGCCCGGCATTTGGCGCGACATTCCGTCGGGCCTTGCCGCCGACGAATTCGCCGCCGCGGTTGACGCCCGCGCCGTCATCATCGGCGACCGCGTTTCCGCCATGAAGACGGAAGCGGAAGCGGCGCGCGCCGCCGAAAAGGCGGAAGCGATCCGCCTCGCCTCGATCAAGGAAGACGCCGATCGCGAAGAGCGGGTTCGCGCCGCCGAAAACCCGGACCTGATCCAAGGCGCGGATGGGGACACGGATGAGTCGATCATCCGCGCCGCCCTCGCGTCGGCCCTCGCCGCCCTCGCTACCCTTCGTTCGTTCGCCGATCACGCCGAAGCCGTCGCCGCCCTCTCGCGGGTGCAACAATCGTTCTTCGATGAAGCCGCCGCCGACATGGATATCACGATCCTCGCGGCCTAGTCCCGCCCTCGACCCGACCTCGACCCCACCCGCTCCGGCGGGTGGGGCTTCTTCGCGTGCGCGTCACACGCATCGCGCCACACCTGCACCCGCTATTTCCGCCCGTCGGCCCCCGCCGCT